ATCAATCTGAACGTGTGTAAGAACAAGCGGACGGCACGGATGGTGGACCAGACGTACTATCTGGACCCAGCGTGCGGTCATGTGCATCCGTACTGGGAAGAGTTGATTCCCAGTGGCGGATAGGCCGTGCTGGAAGTTCGACAAAGGGAATGAAAGGTATGTCATACGAAAGCACAACTATAAACGGTTCGACACCGCAGACAAATGGGAGTGGGAGCGGTGCCCCGGTTGTGGGGACATTCGTAGACGGCGAGATGGACGAGACAGCCCGTGACTTCGCCATCCTGTTTCGTGGTGGCAAGGTAGCGATTGACGACGACATCCATGGCGGGTTCCGACCGTGGCGTGCCGACGACGGGTCGTTTCTCCCTGCCGACGACAAGGACTTCATTGTCCTTGTAGACGACCATCTCCGCTGCGGACCCTCCATAGGCGTGTATCCCCTGTTCCAATGCGACGGCGACTTCTTGGTGTACTGGGGTTGCGTGGACTGGGATGAGGGGCATGAGGAGGCCCTTGTGCATGCACGGAACGTGCGGGAGGCGCTGCATCAACTGGGCGTGGCTTCGTGGGTGGAGCGGTCACGGTCCAAGGGGTTCCACCTGTGGGTGTTCTTCGACAAGGCTGTTTCTGCCGTTGTTGTCAGGCAGGGTCTTGTCGGAGTGTGCGACCTTGTTGATGCCCCCACCACCGAAGTAAATCCTAAACAGGTTAAACTGAGTGGGCGCGGATGGGGGAACGGCGTTCGGCTCCCCTATGGACACCTGCGTAACCCCGGTGGCTACAACGAAGTAGTAAACCCGGATACGGTCTACAGCCAAGTCTCCGTCCACTCCTTTGTACAGGAAGCCATTGAAACGCGTGTAACAGTAGATGCGTGGAAGCCCGTCAGAGCGCTCTGGAAGCCCCCTGAGCGCCTCCCAGCCCCCCCAGCAGGGGGTAGCCCCTACACAGGGCCTCTGAGAGGCTCAGCGGCCACCATACGGGAAGAGGGACCGTTGCCGTCCCCCGGCAAACCCGACGGAGACAGATCCAAAGCCCTATGGATACTCGCCTGCACAATGGCACGCCAAGGATACACCCAAGAAGACACCCTCAAAGAACTCCGGGCAGCCGACAAAGACTGGGGAGGAAAGTACAGCAGCCGACAAGACGGCGACCGACGCCTGCAAGACACCGTACACAGAGCCTACAAGGATGCACTGACCTGATGGATGCCTACACCGTAATCGTAGAACGCCGACCAAAGGTAAAGGCCCGCCCCCGCCACACCAAAGGAGGCAAGGTCTTCACCCCCAAGTCCACGTTGCAGGAAGAAGACCACATTGCACAGGCGTGGAAAGACCAAGTGGGAGAAAAAATCAGTGGCCCCGTGGAGGTCACAGTCGCCTACTCCCCCGAAGCAACAGTCCTGCTTGTGAACACGTCCCCACACAACGCAACGACACTGCGAGGAGACTTGGACAACTACGTGAAACTCACCTTGGACGCACTCAACGGCGTAGCGTGGGAGGACGACAGACAGGTCGTCCGCATCAGAGCCGTCAAAGTAGACAGGATTGAATGATGATTGAAATCCCCGTCACCTACAAGATGCGGGAAACCGCCAAGGAAATGGCCGACGACATGGGGCAACTCAACAACTCCATCCGACAGGGCGAAGGCAACGTGTACGGCTTCCTTGGAGAACTGGTCTTTGCCGACCTAACCGGCGCACACCACAACAACACATACGACTGGGACGTAGAGATGCCGCACGGCCCAACCGTAGACGTGAAAACCAAATGCGTTACCTCACCGCCAAGAAACTACTACGACTGCTCAGTCGCCGCCATCGGCACCAACCAGAACTGCGACTACTATGCGTTCGTCCGTGTCCTCAAGGACCAGACCACAGCGTGGTATCTTGGATCAATGACAAAGCAAACATTTCTATCACAGTCCCGACTGCTGAAAGCCGGGGTAGTAGACGGTGACAACGGATGGGCACCCACCATCGACTGCTACAACGTAAAAATCAGCGACCTGCACTTCAACAAAGAAGACCCCGCATCCCTGCCACCACTACCGTTGTCTGCTATACTCGTAGACGGCGGTGCAAAAGCGTGAATACCCAACCGACCCGTCCCTGTGGGATCTTCAAGGGAGCGACCGGCTAGTCCACCGAACGCGCCCCATGACGGATCTAGAGGCATTAATGCAACTCGCCCCGCACCAAGACGCCGACATCGCAGCCATAGAAGAAACAGCACTACTGAAAGAAATCCTCGGCACCGTTCTCACCGAACTCACCGACGAAGAAAAGTGGATCATTGAGCGCCTGTTCATCGAACGCCTCTCCCTCCGCAAAACAGGTGCCATCATAGGCATCCCCAAAACATCACTAGCCCGCAGACGCGACCGGATACGCCGCAAACTCATGATGAAACTAATGCAGTACAAGCCAGTACAGCACTGGCTTAAAGGTGGGCTACGGCTCTAACCCCTGCATGCAGGAACGCAGCATCCCCATCAACGAACCAATCCACACAGCGAACGCCTCCTGTGCGTTGTCGATCCCATCCATCCCCGCATAGAACGCCGCCAACAACTGCTCGGCCTCCTCAGGGTCAAACACCAGCAGCAACCCCAGCAGCCCATCCGATGACCACTTGGCGTGGATGCCATCGTTCGTATCGAACAAGTGGGCAGTCTCCTGAAGGGCAGCGTAAACCTCTTCCTCCACATACGCATGCTCCTCGCAGAATGATGCCCACTCCACGTCCGACGTGGCCACGACTATGCGCTAACCTTGTCCTGCGCAAACGTCTTCACGATTGACAGCGCGGCAGCAAGCCCCGCCACAGCCGCCGACTTCACAGAAGCCAGATCCGATACCACAAACACAGCCAGAAATGCCTGAACGAAAGTCCACGCAGCCCGCTCCAACATGTTGTTCATTTGCTCTTCCTCACTGTCAATACCTTGGCCGTGGCCGTTTCCTACCCACGGCTACCGGGTCCACAGAGCAGACTTGGCAGCCGACTTCGATTGCCCCGCCGGGGGGCGAAATGTCTTGCCGCGCTTGGCGCTGTCCACCAGCACCCGCCCAGCCCGAACCATCCTTGGCTTCTTACCGTCACGCATCATAACCTACTTTCCGAATGGGCGACCGCCATGAGCGGCGTTCCCCAGATTGGTGCCACGCAGATAGGCGGCGTCTTTCTTCGCCTTGTCGCGCATCGAACCGTCGTCGTATCCCTTACCTTTTGGCATAATGTTTCCTCACAGTTGGAACAAGGCACCGAACGTGTCACCGTCCACCGCCCCGCTCGTCTTCAGAAATCCCAACGATTCCTGAAAGCCACGCACCGCTGCTGCCGTACGCCGCCCAAATATGCCGTCCACCACCCCGGCATCAAACCCCAGATCATTCAAACGGCCCTGAATGAGCCTCACCGGTAAACCCCGTGCCCGCCGCTTGATCGGCTTCGACTCAACCTGCACCCGCAGATCCTTGAAATACTGGATGATCGCAACCCAGCCCGCATCAGACGGCTTCTTCGCCGGAACCATGCCGCCCTCAACCCAGTTGCCCAACCAGTCACCCGGACAATCCGTGCTGCCCTTACGGCGATGCGTGGACACCCACAACGGCTTCCCGAAATGAGACTCCGCCTCCACCAACAACGTGGAAATCGACTCCAACACGTTGGGACTCGGCTCCTTGAACCCCCACCCCGTGTAACAGATCGAAATGGACTTGCTGTTCCAATTCTTCGTAGCACCCCCACGGGCATCCCAACCACGGCCCTCAAAGATCGTGCCAGTCTCATCCACCAACCAGTTGTACGCAATCCCATCCCACCCCTTCGACAGGTGATGGCGTTCAAACGCCAACACAGCATGCACACCACGCGGAGCATCCTCCACCCCGGAATGGTGAATGATGACACCCTCCACGCGGTGCTTGCTCAACGGATCGAACTTGCCGCCGGGCGGCGGCTGCGCATCCCACTGATGGCGACTAATGTAGAACATACCTAAAGGCCACTTTGTCCCGTCACCGCGTCTGACTGATCATGTCTTTCCACGCCTGACGCTCCTCCTGACGCTCATACCGCAGGTTCGTCAACCAGTTGTGCTTGGCCTCGTCCGTGTTGAACGAAACCGACACTCCCCCCAATGTGCTAATCAGATTCCGCATCAGGCTGCGCTGATACTTCGGCTCGTTCGGGAACAACCGCCGCAACAACCCCAACGTGGGAAGCATGTTGGTGAACACGTAAATGTGATGGTCCCGCATCTTCAAATCCCCGTTCGACGCCCGCTTGATGAACCCGGACTGCTCCATGATCTGACTCAACCCCGGAATCCCCGTGATCGCAGCAGGAGCCAACTGGTAACGGCCAGTAAACGGTACCCCACTGTAAATCTGCTTGCCGAAAGCAGCCTCAAGGGGCGCCTTGAGAATCGGCGTCAACATAGATAGCACATTCTGCCCAGCCTGCTTCGGCCCCTTGCGGAGCGGGTCATACCGTGCCAAATCCTGAAACGGAATGTCGGGGGCACTGTAAATCACGCCCCCCGCACCAGACCACGGGGTCCTGACACCAAACGGCTCCAAGAAGTAGTCCGGCACGATGTCTTCCTCTTTCGTTCCCAACTCCATGTTGCGCTTGATCGCCAAAATCCGGTTGTACTTGGCTGGATGACGCGCCAACTGATTCAACTGATACGGCACGTTCTTCCGCGTCCACGTATAGAACGGGAAGAACCGCTTAGCCCACTGGCGCTCAAACTGAGTCAACTCGTCATAGTCGAACTGTGTCTTAGCAATCCGGGCAATAGCATCGTTCGCATCGCCACCCCACCGCATCGTGTCCATCCCCACACCCAGACGAACAATGTCCTCAACGTAACTGTTCACCGACCGCACCGACTGATAGAAAACGAACCGTGGCGACCACGGCTTCCACGACACGCTCCACTGCTTCCCCGTACCACCCGGACGGCCAATCAGCATCTCCAAACTACGCCACCCGGCGTTACGCAACCCGTGATCCAACTCCACCGAACTGACAGCCTGACCCCCACCGCGCACACCCGTTTCCAGCAGGGTCACGTACTGGTCGAAGTCCTTGACCCCCTCGTTACGGAACGCCTTAGCCGCCTCATAGAAGGTCACCTGTTCCTTCATCGCCCTCTTGGCAACGCTTGTAGTCATGGTCAACGACTTGAACAGGTACTGCGGGTTCACCCCGTCGATGACGGCATTGAAGAATGCACCGAAAATGTTGCGATTCACGAATCCCGGCGTGGCAATCATCGCCGCCTTCAAATAGGTTTGGAACTTGTCCCAACCCCGCCAGAACGAACCCTCCTTCCCGAACATCGCCGGATCGTTCACCTGAGCAAACGCATCAATGACCGCCTTCACCTCAGCGTTCAACGTGGCATCGCTACCCAACAACACCCACGGCCCCCACTCATTCTTGGAAAGGGCTTCCTTCAAGAATATTTGGGCATCTTCCCTTACACCGGCCTTGATCTGAAACATCGTCGTATCCGTCCCAGCATCCGCCACGTAACCCCCCACACCAACCGACCGGGCAACAGACCGACGCAATACGTCGCCCAGATCCTGCGTCGAACCACTGGGCAACCCTCCCCTCAGATCCTTCCCCTGTGCCACGAACCCCCCTGCCGGATCATTGATCTTGCGAAGATCATCGCCGCCCCCCATGGCACGGTTGCGTTCCCGCAGACTAGCCAGCGTCCGCGCTATCCGTTCATCGACACCCCCCATTGTTCTCACGGCATCCTGCATAGCGTCGTACGCCGTGTCGGCCACATCATCCAACACAACGAAACCCGCTTCGACTTCCAACGCAGCGATACGAGCCAACTGCCCCTCTCTCGTAACGGCATGACGCTGCGCCTTGCCGCTCTTTGAGGCGATGAGTTTTTCCAGCCGTGCGCTCTCCTTGATCAGAGCAGCCTGCTTCTCGCCGTGTTCCTTCATCGTGTTCTTGTTGGCAATCAGGTCTTTCACCTTCTCAGACGACGCAACCAGACGGCGTTGACCGGCACCTTCCACGGCACCCTCAATGGCAACCATCTCCGAAGCCAACCCGGCCTGATCCGCTATCTCCTTCACACGATCATTGAACGCAGCCAAATGCTGCTGCGCCGTTTCCAAATCCCCCGGCGCACGAAGGAACCGCTCATGCAGCATCGCCGCCTCAAGCCCCTCATACTCCTTCCAAATCTTGACGTACTCGTCTATCCGCTTTATCCCCGACAGCGGAGGCTGCCCCGCAGTGAGCGGTCGGCTAATGCCACTCAGGAACGCACGCATGGCCTTGACTGTGGGATCAGTATTCGCCACCCCAACAAACGACGCCAACAGGATCTTGATTTGTTCCCGCGCATAGTTCACCTTGAGTTCCAAGTTCTCCAAGTTGATACCCAACGCAGCGTTCAACTCGTCATGGTCACCAAATGTCCACGGCGGAAACTCCTCCGCCGGACGCGGCAACTCGCGGCCCATACGAGCCGCCGCAGCGGCCTGCTGCTCCCCCAAATTCCTTGCCGTACCGGCAGACCTAGTTGCACGCTCGCGGGCCAACGTCGCCTGCTGCACCGGGTCCCACGTTTCCCCCTCAAGACCCTCAAGGCGACGCCCCTCAACAGGATCAAACTCATCCAAGAAATGCCACGGCGGGTCAGCATCGCGCATCGCAGCCCGACTTTCCCCCCCCAACAACACACGCTCCGCATTCTGGGAAGAAGCCGGTTCCATGTTCGTAAACTTCCATGTGTTCTTCTGTTTACTCACCCGGCGCACCCTCATCACGGTGTCGCGTTTCCCGGCAAAGTTCACCAACCCAATATCGCCCCTCACTGCGAACAGGTTCGCCCGCCGCGGCAACCGTGGGTCGGTGTCACCAACAATAATGACCTCCCGGCCCGCGACACCCCTTCTGGCGTCCCCCAAACCACCCTTCGCACGTGCGACGATTGCCTTAGCGCGCTGTATCCGACCCGGATGGGCCGGGGCCTTGGGAACATGACGACCACCCAGTCCTACGTCGATGCCACCCTCAC